CCTGTATGGGGGTCCCACTCTGTGCCTGGGAGCTGAAGGATCTCATCAATGGTAAGATTTACCGTTGAGGGAGGGACTTGTGTAATTCTGAATAACACATTTGCTGATGGCACTGCTGCTGCAGTAAATTTGATAATAGGTTGTTTTGATGCATAAAAATGCCTAGATAGATCTAAGGAATCAAGTCCTGAAGTTGCAGTATTAACTAAAAATGAATCCTGATTTGTATTGAAATATTTAGATGTTATTAAATCCCAATGAGTATCTACTCGTTTCGTGTGATCTCCTGTCTTACCATATAATTTCTTATCTAGATCAAATTCTTGGTTATAGTGATATTCATTAATTTGCTCTCTAACTCTAGCTGTTCCTACTTCCCATGACGAAAGATATGTATCTACTTCTGGAACAAACGTAACTGTTTTTGATCCTGTTCTACGTTGGGGGAATACATTGTAAAATACACCATCTTTAATAATAATCTTATCATTTACTCTATTAGCATCACCGTCTAAAAGAATCTCCCTATCTGACAAATCAGAAAGATAAACTGTTAGCAAATCAATATAATAATTTTGAGAAGGATAGTTATAGGTGGTGGAGAAAATATTAAATTCATCAATTAATGTAAGAGTATCAGGGGCATCGGTATATTGAAGATAAATTTCTGCGTTACAATTTAAAAGTGTATAATTTGTATATTCATGCTGTCCAGAATTATGAAAATAAAATTGTCTTGTTCCTCCAATTGCATTTGCTGAATAATCAAAAACATCTACTGTTGCTGCTGTCGAGGTAATTGCTTTAATACTTGCGTCTGTTGCTGGATCTGTAACGCTAACACTTAAGACTCTCATTTGTGAAGTTCCGGTATTTTGAATAACTGACAATTGATCTGGGCTAGCAATAACACGTGAGAAATATAGAGGTTTCTTATCTGAAGTTGTTGGGGGAGTTACACCACTAATAGAAACTGGTTTTGGTAGATAGAGATACATATTAATGGGGGCTACATAAATTGCATAATCTATAGTTGACGGCAATCCCTCTGCAAAGATTGTCTGTGTCATTTCTGTAACGTCTATAATAGGCATATGATCATCTACATTCTCTACATCTGCTACTAAGTCTTGACTAATCCATGGCACTAAACAATGTATTTCATTCTCTTCTGAGGGATTCCATTCAAATCCTAGATTGGATTGACCTGCTGTATCATTATATCTAACTGAAACCCACACACGCTGAGCAGAGAAAAGGGGAGGCTTTGCAATAATTCTGAATAAATACATAGTGTTAAAATAAGTAAAAGGTTGCATATAATATTTAGTTCTTTCATTAAATGTTTGGTTGGCTCCCCAAACAAAACCTGTTTCTGGAAATT